GAAACTCATGAATATCCAAACACTGCCCGAGTAAGCCACCTCGGATAGATAAGAACCCCGCTAGCACCCCCGCTAGCGGGGTTCTTTGCTGTATCGGCTCAAATCACGTTCTCCGTTCAGACCACAGCCCGCTCATCCGCCACCGTCACATAAATAGTGCTTTCTTCCTTCGGAAGTCCCGATATATAAAACCATTTACTTCAGTCGTCTCAGTTCCTACGGGTGTGTCTTCTTGGACTTTTCTCTTTTTTTATCTTGGCAGCGAAGGAACTTTCAGTCAGTTTGGGCGACCGAAGCGAACTTTCCAAATCATTTGGAAAGTTGCGAGGGAGCGGGGCTATAGAGTTCTTCGTTGATGTCGCTGATGGCTCAACCTCGCTAGAGCAGTCATCTAAAGTCGGTGCGCTGAAAACCTGCTTACTCTCGGTGCTGATGTGCGACCAACCCAAAAGATGAGACGAACGACACGGTGACAATGCTTGACATACCCGATATGGTTCATCTAATGTAGTTGTATGACAAACCTACTGATGTACGCAACAGCAGTATTGTTCGCCTTCGTGGTTACAAAGCCAACAGAACGAATAATACAGAAATACAAAGACACAAAAGACTTCTATAAGAAAGAGTGGTCAAAGTGATGACCTTTCTTGTAGTTTTCGGTCTAATCGGATTACTCGCCTGCCTATAAAGTCCCCCGAAAGAACCCCAGCCTCACGGTTGGGGTTCTTTTTTTATGCCCAAACTTACCCACTCACCTACCTGCTCGCTCGGCTCGTTTGGACTCCGTACAAAAGAATCCTTCGCTCGCAAGCCCCGTATAGTTCGTTATTGGTTGGTAAGATACCCGTGTGCTACAGGACCGAATGTATCTGCCGATACCTCAGAAGACAATGGCTCTATCCGACGACCACCTTGTCCTGACTTTCCCGTACGACCCAAAAGAAGTAGAGAATGTGAAGTTGATACCAGGGGCAAAATGGGACAAAGTCGCAAAAGTGTGGCGAGTACCGATGTCAAGCCTGAACTTCGCCCGTGAGTTTGGCTACAAACACGATTTCACCATAGACCCAGACGTTCTTAGGTTTGATTTACCGAACCCAGTCAATGTCGCTAATGGTGTGTATAAAGACAACGAGTGGTTGTATCTCAGTTTTAGGTATGACCCAGTAAAAGTCAGAGCCGTAAAACTATTACCTGGGATAACTTGGCACGCAGAGTCAAAAGCGTGGCGCGCGCCGATGACGGCAATCCGTGAAGTTATCAAATGGGCTGAAACCTTCGGTGAACGAATCAATGGTGACATAACCACAGAAGCAGACGCATTGGACGTGGAACGAACTGAAGCAATCGCATCGTCAAAGGCAAAAGACGCCGTACTGGAGATTCCCACCCTCAACGGAGAGTTGCTTTCATACCAAAAGGCAGGGATTGTTTACGCATCTAAGGCGAGACGGTGTTTTATCGCTGACGATATGGGACTTGGTAAAACAATGCAAGCCATCGGCACGTTGGAAAACACCAACAGCTATCCAGCTGTTGTTGTTTGCCCTCCGGGACTGGTGTTGAACTGGCGTGATGAGTTCAATAAGTGGCTTCCTCATCGAAACGTTGTCTACGTAACCAACCGTTCCGAGTTCCCCGAACCACTTAGTTACGATGTGCTTGTTATTGGTTACAGCAACATTGACCACTGGTGCAATCTGCTTTTAAAGCACAACGCATATGTTTACGACGAGAGTCATTACGCAAAGACACCGACAGCCAAACGGACGAAGTCGGCAATCAAGATGGCAAGGTCAGCTCCGGCTGATGGCCTTGTACTTTGTCTAACCGGAACACCGATAACCAATCGTCCTGCGGAGTATGCGGCACAATTAGACATACTTGGACAGTTAAATAAGTTCGGTGGGTTATGGGGTTTCTACCGTAGATATTGCGGAGCGTTTCGTGACCGTTTCGGGCAATGGCATGTTGACGGCGCGACAAACCTGGAAGAACTCAACGACACATTGCGCGCAACTTGCTATATTCGTCGCACCAAGGAACAGGTTCTCTCGGAGCTCCCACCAGTACGTCACTCACGTGTGATTGTTACTGGTTCGCAAGCAGCGATGAAGGAGTACACGGAAGCCCGTGACGATATTGTCCAGTACCTCGTTGACCGTGCGCGCGAAATTGCATTAGAAATAGGTGCATCCCCGTACTCCGCAGCCGTACGCACGCGCATACGCGCGGAGTCGCACGAACACTTGATGCGAATGTCCGTGCTCCGCCGGCTTGCAGCAAAAGCAAAGATGGAAGCGGCATACGAATGGATTGATGAAAAGATAGCCGCAGGAGAAAAGGTCGTTGTAGCAGCACACCATCGAGACATAGTTGATGCAATTTCCAATCATTACTGTGGATTGAAGATTCAGGGCGGTATGTCCGTGGAGGATGTACAGAAAGCTAAGTTTGAATTCCAGGCAGGCACTATCGATGAAGCTCCAGTAATTGTTCTTTCCATCCAAGCAGCAAAGACGGGCCACACGCTCACATCGGCACAGGAAGTGTTGTTTATTGAGCTTCCATGGACACCCGCAGATGTTGACCAGACTTACAGTCGCTGTCACAGAATTGGACAGAAGGGTTCAGTGATGGCAACGTATTTGCTTACCGCAGGAACGATTGATGAAGAGATATTTTCTTTGATTCAAGCGAAGCGTGGCGTTGTTAATGCCGCAACCGAAGGTACGGACATCGAAAGTATTGCCGGCGCAGAAGATATCGTGATGAACTTCCTGCAAAAAGGTCTTGACTTTAATAAATAGAAACGGTATTATCTACTCATGGATAAAATAGAGTTTGAATTCCCAGCGAATGATGATGCTTGGGAACTTGAAGGGGAGTTGCTATTACTTTTCGACGATGGATTGATTGAAACATGCGGAGAAAACGAGAACGGTGAACCGCTAATCCGCATTACAGAAAAGGGTGTGGCCTATATGGAAACGCTCAAGGCTATTGATGACTGATATAAACAAGAAAGCCGCACCGCAGCGTTTAGTGTTAGAGATTTCCCGTTCTGGTTCGTGGGGAAAAGTTCAATACGCCCATCGGCTTGAGTGTGGTCATAGCGAATACCGCAAACGTGCATTGACAACGGAGAAGATTGCATGCACTCTTTGCGTGAAGGCACAGCATGCCCGTGACACTCTTACCGAGATAGCAAGAGCGACAACAATCGAATATGCAGAACCAGTCTGGGTAGATGAGGATGCTTCGGATATAGCAACCGCAGAGACCGATATCGGAAAACTAAGAGCATCCCTTGCTTCGGTTCTGGGTCTCAGCGCCGAATCTATAGACGTTGTCTCGGAATACAACGAAGAAGGATTACAGATATCCTATGTTGTTGTGTTCATGGATGCCGAACAGGCGATACGTATTGCCGGCCGCTCAAAGGCCGAGATTATCGAGGTCTAGCGCGTCTTGTTCTTGTTGGATTGTGTAGGCGCGTGTTCCAGGCCCAATCGGGTTAACCGAAGTGATATTGATTTCATGGATAAGAAGATTACGTATCAACCAATGCAACGGATATGACCGTGGGTCTTTGTTGTGTTTCTTTCGAAACTCGGCACAGTACGCGCGCGCGCGAGTTTGCAAGCCTGGAGTAGCCATATTCTCGTCAACGCAGCGCTTAACACCACTCCAACCGTCTGCAGCGTATTGCATAATGCGTTTCTCTAGGTCGAAGTCTGTCCATAGCCGGCGTTGTGCGTCAATATGCGGGAAGCATTCGTATAAACGGTCGTAGAACTCAGGCTCTGTTGCCACAACATCACCAAGACGGCGAATAGCGACAGCATGTAACGGTATGCCCACACGAGTGTTGCTACCCGTGAGAGCTGCTAGGTCGTAATACTCGCAGTACTCGGCTCCATGCTCTTCGGATATGAACTTAAGAACATCGTCAGTTTCCCAGTCGTAAATAACCTTGGCAAAGCGCAACGGAATGTTCTTCTTCATGCGATAGGGGATGACGATGTAGTTCTCGTGAAGTTTTTGCACACAAGAACGGTAGCGAATCATCGACTCATTAGCCCGAACACCCGTAATGAATGCAACCTTGCCCTTTTTGCCTTGCATAGTGTAGTAATCGACGGATTCCGGTATTGACTTGGATGGGTCAAGACCGAAGTGCTCTGCACGTATTGCCCACGGAGGCATCGGACGAACAAGACGACCTTGTTCTTCTCGAAACTTTGACCATAGCAAGCAGTATTCACGACGACCAAGTACCCACACTTCTGCTCCATACGGGAGGCAATACCATTCCATGTCAACCCAGTCGTAGTTGCGTACCTTCTCCACAAACTCGACTACGGAAGGGCTAACCATCTCTTCATCACGAAAGATTACTTTCACAGGACCGAGACCACGCTCTTCATGTATCTCTTTTGCGAGATATAGAACTGCGGTTGAATCTTTCCCGCCAGAGAATTGCACGCACACGGTGTCAAACGTGTCATAGACGTGACGCATTCGTTCACGAGCCGCATCCACGCAATCAATGTCCAGAAATAAACGTTGCCGTGTCATCTGATTATCCTATCCGGCATGTGTAGGATACGCACATGACAAAAACACATTACGAAGTCTATGAATTGGACTTAAAAGACGACGGGCTTGATGTATGGCAGGCCATCTGGGACAAGAAGGAAACAATCACCATCTACAGAGGAACTAAATCAGATGACCAAATCTGCGTCACCAGAATGCAGACTATAAACGTAACCAGGGGAAAGAAAAAGTTCACCGTAGATGAGTTTTTAAAACTTGTTGACGAATTCATCTTGGAAATCGTAAGTTTACAAAAGAAGAATTAAAAATCGGAGTGACCTGGGAAGAAAGGAAAGAAAGTCCCAGGCCACTCCTAATTGCGGAGGCGCTTCCAGGTCCGGTCGGAGTGGAAACGCTCTTGCACAACCTGACAGTATTCTATACATACTTGCGCAGGTGGTAGAGTAAGTCACAAGGAGATTCCATGGCACACGAACTTGAAATTAAAGGGCAGAAAGCGAAGATGGCCTATGCCACCGGTGGCGGGAGAATGACTCCATGGCATCGGCTTGGTGTTCCGATGGAAGGCCTCCAGACGATGGAGCAAATGCTCGAAGCCGCACAAGCCGACTACGACGTCATTCTTACCCGTGTTGCTGCAGTGGACGACAAAGGCGACCTAATACGGAACTCGGACGGTTCCGTCGTTCTAGTAGAGGACAGCAGGGCAACGGTCCGCCAGAATCTCGATGGTTCTTTCAATGCGCTTGCAACCGTAGGAACCAGGTACGAAGTCCGCCAAAACCGAGAGGTGCTAGAAAGAGCACTTGCTGTTGTTGGTGCTTCAAACGGAGATGCCGTGATGGACACCCTTGGAGTGCTTCGGAACGGCTCCCGATTCTTCGCAACCATTGAGCTTGGCGGGCTAGTCATTGACCCAGCAGGCGTAAACGACAAGATAGCTCGGTAT